AACAATTGCTAATGTATTGGGGATCAAGCATCCGCAGACTGTGAAAGCTATAGAGGATGCTCAATATAGTAAAAGAAATAAGGTGGAAGAAGCTAAGAAGGCGTTATTAGAATTTGAACAGCTAGCGCAATTATGAGTAACTTAAGTACAGACGGAATAGACCCATCCGAAGATATTGTAACAGTGCTTATTGGTGGCACTTTATGTATTGCTGTGATGATTTATTTACTATTTAGAGAAGGAATTATATGACCCCACTACAAACCCTGCAACACGAGGCTGTGAGGGAGTTAAGAGAAGATGTGTGTATCCGATGTTTTAATGTTGAAGAGGGTTATGGATATCAAGTGATGATGGATAAACTAATTGAAAAAGGGCTTACATTTAAAGATGCTGACGACATAACAAAAGATTATTTCAAAAAGCCTAAAGCTGATAGAGGTAACCCACTTTATTATTTGCAAAAGTATTTATGAAAAACCACACCACAGACAGGCAGAGAGCAGAGGGGAAACCAAAATACAAAGTTGGAGATAAGGTGATAGTCGTTATTGCCGAAGGTAAAGTAATAAATCAACCAGGTGAAGTTACAAGGTTCAGTGCAGGTTGTTACGAAATACTTGGTTATAACGGACAACAATACGTGTGCGAACCAAAACCTGAGGAGATGGTAAAAAATAATTGGCAATGTGGAAAGTGTCAGGGAATGAAACTACCAGAACATCATAGAATGTGTAAGTTGCGCTATCAGCTCCAGCCGCTTGCGGAAGAACCTTCTAAAAATGAAGAGAAAATAGATAGTACTCAAGGACAACCTTATAGTGACTATAAAGACACCGCACCTGAGGAGTGGAAGAAAAAAATAAAAGATTTGTTTAGATTGCTTCATGCAGTTGGAAGTTTCACAAATTCTGGAGATGAAGGAGAACAGCCTTATAGAGAAGAACTTTTTGCAGCTTACGATGCTATTTGCCAATGGAGACATGATAAACCTTATCTTGATGATGAAATAGACTCTCTCTTACAGGCTCGTGATGAACGAGCTGTGGAGATTGTAAACAGTATGAGCCTTGATACTGATGAATGGATAGATTCAAGAGTTAGTGATGCTTTTGCAAAAACAAAGAAGGAAGCTATGACCGCCATCCGTGCGAACCGGAGTGAAAGGAGGGAGGAATGAAAATACAAGACTTTATCAAAATGAAGCGTAAATCACTTGGTGAAACTCAAGGACAGTTTGCGAAGCGATTTAATACGCATGCGAACACTGTTAGTCGTTGGGAAACAGGAGAATACGAAGCACCTTACAATGTGATTGAGTTTTGTTTTACACCAGTACAAGTTAAAATTTGCCCCACATGTCAAGGGAAAGGAACAACAATATGAAAACAACCCAACCCCCGGAAGGGGCTATTGAGATATTTAAAGAAATTCCTGGCACAAATAATAGATATCTAGTCGGCAATTTAGGCACTATTAAACACTACAAGAATGGTAAAAGGAAACTTCGTGTAAATGATTTTGGTTATTTAAGAATAGTTTTGCCGATGAATAATAAATGGAAGTGTAAATTTGTACACAGACTTGTAGCGGAGGCTTTTATTCTCAATACTGACAGCAAACCATTTATAAATCATAAAGATGGAAATAAAAGAAATAATGTCTTTACAAATCTCGAATGGTGTACCCGTCAAGAGAATCAACTGCACGCTTTAAGAAATAAACTCTACATTCATGCAAAAGGAGAGGATATAAGTAAGAAGCTAAATAATCAGAAAGTTATATTTATGAGATCACAACGGAATTTTAGCCCAAATTTTTACCGTAAAATGGCAGCAAAGTACAACATTTCTTACGGGCAAGTTTACAAGATATGCCGGAATACTGTGTGGAAACATTTACCAATTAAGTTGCCCGTCCAGGGGAAAGGTGAGGTATGAAAAAAGCATTTTATTGTAATGTCTGTGGGAAAAGAATGAAGAAGATGAGGACACCACTTACCTATGTCGATGGTAAACAGGTATCTAATTACTATGTTTGTAAAAAAGATTGTTCATGGTGCATTGTGCCAATTAAGGAAGGAGTCAACCTATGACCCCAAAACAGCCACGAGCGGAGGATAAAATCCACAGTATGCTACTCACATTGATTGATAAGAGGGATAGCTTTTGTAATGGGACAATTCCGTATAAAGAATATCGAGAATATTTTGATGAGGTAGTCAGAAAGGTAGCCGCACGAGATCAGGAGTGGCAGTCCAAAATAGGAAATTTAAGAAGAGTATGGGAAAAGAACAAAACCTTTTTTTGGTGTACAGTTCCGCTATATAAAGCCATTGATGCACTGGTGGGAAAGGAGGGGGAATGAGTCCAGGTTTTCATATAAATATAGTAGATGATCCTGAAAGTGACTTTAAAGAGATTTTAACATTGTTACTAGATTCTATTTTTAATTGGAGGGTGAAGAATGCTAAATAAAACCACCAAAGGGAGACGATCTGCACTAATGGCTCGCAAGCTATTAGAAGCTGATAACTGGCTCGTAGATGCTAAACCACACACAAAGTATCAGAGCCCTGATTTTTACGGTCAATTTGACCTTCTCGCTGTGAGAGGCTCAGATACACGTCTTATCCAGGTAAAGTCGAATATGAGCCATTTTTACACTGCTAGGAAGGCTATTAAAGAATGGATTGCTAAAACAGGTGTCACAATCCCCTGTGAGTGCTGGTGCTATACTGGTCGTGGTGAATGGAGACGGGAGGTTATAAATAGTTAAAAAAATATGATTAACTGGAAAATACTCAAAGCAGAGGATTACTGGCTCGAAATGGTAGGCAATAAAAACGGGTGTGTAATTTACGAAAATGGAAGTAAAATAGGGAGACCGATGTGGACGATCCATGTTGTCGCTAAATGGGATGGTTGTGTAGATTATCGCCAGTATTCCAATGGTTACGAGTATGACCATAAGTGCGGAGATGACTGTCAGTGTTGCGAGGATTATATACATATTTGTGATGTTGATAATTTCATAGATGTGCTAAAAAGCATAAAAGAGCAAGCTGTTAAAAATTATGGAGAGTGGCCAAGATGAATAACACAATCCCAGACCTCCTGCGGGAGTTGAAGCAAAAACAAATGGAGCTTGAGCAGTATATGATTAACCATTCAGTGCCATATGAGTATATTGTGGAAAGTAGAAATAAGTTTAATAAAAAATATGAACACCTTCACTCCACAGAAACAACGGGCGAGTGATATAATAGAAATCCTGCCCGGATACTTAACTTGCCGGTCGAGTATTGAGGCCAATCATCCAGCTCTCAACAAGCTGGATTTTTGGTATAAACCATTGACAAACTCTTACCAACTAGTTAGGATTAACGAAGGACTAGTTACTTGTAAAATCTATAAAGATGTGCTATAGTAGCAGTCCGAACCTAGAATACAAAAGATAGAGCGTAATAGATCGTGGAGCCGGGGAGATTCGAACTCCTAAACTCGGATGGGAAGCCCAGACCTCCTGCGGGAGAGGAGAGTATATATTTTAAATTTGCTCAATTCTTCTTTTTGCTGTATTGAAATATTCAAGATCAAGTTCAATACCAATAAAGTTGCGGTTAAGTTTCCTACAGGCTACACCGGTGGTTCCACTACCCATTGTGAAGTCTAAAACTGTTTCACCTTCGTTAGTGTAGGTTTTGATGAGGTACTCCATGAGAGCTACTGGTTTTTGGGTGGGATGTCCGTTTTTATTTACATCTCGTATAAAGTATTGAACGCTTCTCGGTAGAGAAACTGTGCCATCCCAATCACTTCTATACGAAGTGATTGATTTTTTATCGTGGTGTTTTAATGAGTTGCCTACGTATTTTTGCATTGACTCTCTTGTTCTTTTTTTTCCATTTGGTGTGCTTTGTGGGTTATATAAAGGTTGTTGTAAATAAAAAACGGAAATGTTTTCGTGTACTTTTCCTGCTTGTTTCCTCATTAGAAATATATTACTAGGTCTCTCTTTTTCCCACACCCACTCATACTTAAACATCTTCACATTACTCATCACCAACGCAGACGTAAACGGTTGACTCCCAAACAACACAATCGCACCGTTCTTTTTCGTCACTCGCTTCAACTGTTCCCACATAGGTTCAAACGGTATCACTGTGTCCCATTTACATGCCGTTGTCCCATATGGAGGGTCAGTAATCACGGCGTCAATGCTCCTATCATGAATATCTCGCAATTTTTCTAGGCAATCACCTTGTATTAGTTTAATATTACTCATTATTGTTGTTGTAAAGATGTAAGGGCAGGTATCGCACACCCCGCCCTTTGTGGTTATTTACTGTGCTGCTTAGAGGCCATAATAGCCTGTTGTGCATGAGCGTTACAGAGTATCCTTCCACCCACACACTTCGTTGCTGAGTGACCACAAATATGGCAGGCTGACGGTGCCACCTGCTTCACCTTCGGCGTCTTCTTGAAGATGGACATTGGAGGCCTCCTTTACTGACCTGATAAAACCTGTCGAATAGTTTGATCAAGCTCGTCTACTTTTTTTGTGACACTTTGTGTGCTTTTAGCCATCTCTTTGCGTAGCTCTGCAAGAGCTTTATCAATCTCAACGAGGTATTGATCTTTTTCCTTTTTCTGTTCCATATTATTGTTTAATAAATGACCTCATGGAATCTATGCTGTCAGAAACCTTCCCAATAGCATCCTTATACTGAGTAGTAAGTGTCTCAGCGAATGTAATAAGTCGGTCGTTGAGCGCCTGTTTGTCTATCTCAACTTGTTTCCGGTAAGCTGTAAATTCCTGCTGTAATTTGTAATACGCATATCCAAGAATGACGAGTAGTATTCCTACTACCCCTTGATCTATTATTGGTTTTATATACTGTCCGATATCCATTATTTTTTATGCTTCTCTAAATAACTCTTAACATCTTCTACAGCTTGTAACAGTCCAGAGTACCAAGTAGGACAAACGTGCTCTTTTAGAGCCTTCACTGCCTCATCCGCTCTTTGTGTCTCTTTTAGCAGTTCCTTATCTAGATTGCTAAGATTCCTCTCAAATTCAGTTTCTTTATCTGTAAGTTCTTTCTGATGGGCTTTAACAAGGGCGTCTATATTCTTTGCGAGTTGTTCATTGTTTCCAGTGAGAACTCGATTAGAGTTTTTATACTTAATCACATCATCTACGATCCGCTTCGGATCATCAGTGTAGTAGTTCACATCAACATCATCTTTGTGAGCGATCAGTGCGGAGGTATAAGTAGTCCACTTTGCCTCGGCAGGGCTCGTATTGGTCGAATTAGAGGGTGGTGTGGGGTTTGTACTGACAGGATAGGCTATAAATGAATAGTCAACAAGATTACTAAAATCAATGGACTTTTCATTTAGGCGTACTTCTTGATGAAGATGGTTTCCTGTGGAGTTTCCAGTACTTCCAACGAGACCTATCTGTTGACCTTTCTTTACTGTGTCTCCAGCTTTAACTGTCATGCTATTAAATTGAAGGTGAGCTGAAAGCGTTGAGTAACCTTCACCAATATCTATTTTTATATAGTTCCCGTAGTCGTCTGTGTTAAGCGGCCTTCCTGATGCGATCCATGAGTCACTTGTCCAGTTACGGACAATCGTTACTTTGCCATCTGCCATAGCGTACACTGGTGTACCGTTAGGGTATGCGTAGTCAACTCCTAAATGGGAGGCGCTGTAAGGGCTTGTGATAATAGCATCTTTTCCTTTGGTGTTTATTGGTCTTGCGAGGTTGTTCATATATTAGGTATTGGCCGCTGCTACTGATCTTCGGGATATTCGATATCCAGCAGTAACATCGCTACTTGTAAAGTTTAGTGCGCCTCCTGAATTTTGATATAACTGCACCTCTACATAGTCATTTACAGCAAGATCAAGCTCGGCGGAAAAGTTAATAAGGGTAACATCACCATTAACAGCATTTTTATTCTCCATAATATAAGGACCAGCCCCATTTACAAGAAGGTAGGCATTTCTAAATCCAGTAGCATTGGAGGCGAAATATCCAGTGAGGTGAATGAGGTATACCCCTGCCGTATTGATTGTCATTCTTCCTGTGTTACTGGAAGTCGAGTGCATAGAGTCACTATCATAACGCTCTGTATCAAAAGTCAATGTGGTAACGGTAACATCAGGAATTGATTGTGCTGCAGCCTTATAGACAGCAGCCATTGGAGTCTTTACTATGACGGGGGTTGTTATAGTACCTCCACTCATAGTTCCGGTTCCTGTGATGGTAGGGCTTGTCAGTGTCTTATTCGTCAAAGTATCAGTAGTGTCTCTTCCTACAAGAGTTGTTGTAGCTGTTGGAAGAGTAATAGTCCCTGAATTTGTGATTGTCTTTCCAGACAAAGCGATAGTAGATGGTAAAGAAATGGTAGGATTTCCAGCGACTCCTCCCCCGTTACTCACTGATATTTCATTCGTTGTACCAGTTATGGTACGAATAGAAGCTGTACCTGAGCCTGTTCGTGAAATAATACCTGTTGTTGAAAGCGCTGCTATGGCTGAAAGGTCAGCGTCCTGCGCCTGGACATCTGTACCGATTACAAGGCCGAGTGACGTGCGAGCTGTAGCCGCTGATGTCGCACCAGTCCCACCGTTAGCAATTGGCAAGGTTCCTGTTACATCAGTCGTAAGAGAGATATCAGCCCATTCTGAAGAGCCCACACCATTCCCACGTAGCACTGTACCACTTGTTGGAGTACTAGCGCCAGTACCTAACTTAGCTTCTAATGCTTCGATGGCTTGATTCTGTTCAGTTTGACCACCTGCAAGAGAAGGGCTATTTGTAGGACTGGTTGCGGTAGGGTCGGTAAAGTTATCTAAACTACCCGGGAAAACTGAGGTCATGTATTAGTCCACGTTGTAGGCGGTATTCCTGCAACACTTGTAACACCGTCATATGTATCGTCTGCACTGTCATAGAGGCGTGTTGCACTATCATAGAGTTGAGTCACACCTGTTGCCACGTCATATGTTTGAGGAGTCACTGACTCGTTTGTATAGCTTGCCTTTGGTGAATTTGCTTGTGGGGTAAAAGTGGAGGCAGGCGCTGTAACGGCGCTATAGCTTGATGGAGGTGAATTTGTCTGATTTGTCCATGAAGTTGGCATTTAGAGCTTTGGCGTCATTTGTAACTTCTGACTATTTTTAAGGTAATCCGTTAGTGACCGGACAATAATTCCTTCATTCGTTTCATCTTTTACAGAAGGAGCTGCACCTTGTGCAGGTGGGCCCTTAACGCCTGTAGCATCAGTTGTAACTGGCGCTGGCACTTGCAGACCCTGATTACTTGCAGCTTGTGGTGAAACTTGAGACAAAGCTGCTTGAGGGGTTCCTTGTTGGCGTCTCTGCATCGCTCTCATAACTGATTCATTGATTGTTGTGTTATCCATAGGTGTTTAATATCCGGTTTGTAATTGATTAAAGTTGACTGGTGAATTAAGGTCTTGTGGTACGGGATTATTTCTTGATTGTTCCAATAAAAACTGGACATTTTCAAACCACGCTTTGGCCTCAGCTGTACTACTATTTTCATTAGGCATAGACTTAATAAGATTTTCCAATTCTCCCGCCTGTGGAGTTCCAGCTCCAATAGCCTGATTTAGCATAGGTATTACCGAGGCTCTAAAGTTTTCATATGTTTTAAGCTTGTCAAGAAATTTTTGATCCTGTTTTTTCATTGCTACATTTCCCTGAGAAACAAGAGCATTTATCCCTAAATTTCCCGTTGTACTATCCCCAGCAGAAAGTCCAGGACCTTTTACTTCATTACCTTTATCATCTACGAGTCCGTACAAATTCTTCATCTTATCTATACCTTTTTGTGCTGACATTACATATTGGTTAGGTTTACCGACTGCCTTAGCTTTCTTTTCCTCACTTTTAGCCTGCATTTCTTCATACGCAGACACCACTTCGAGCATCTTTCCCAGCTCCTTCTGTGCTCCAACATCACCAGCCATTTGAGCCTTAATAATCCCTTGCATGAGTTGCTCAGATGTAAAAGGAAGTCCACTTTGTGGCTTTGTACCCTCTGGCTGAATACCAAATTCACCCAGCTGAGAACGCTTAACTTGTTTAGTCTCTCCTGTTGCATCATTAGTGATTGTGACCAGCTCATCTGGATTTGGTGTTGCAATAGGCTTATCTTGTGGTATATTATTGGGACTGTTACCAGTTTGAAGACTATTTTGATTACTACCATTATTTGGATTTTCTGCAGCATTTGGATCGTTTCCGCTTTGTTCTGGATTTGTGTTTATTTGTTCGTCTGGATTAACCGTAAAAAGCCCAGAAGTTCCCATACCAGCTAGTTGACCAGCCTTCGGAGCCATATTCAATTCAGGAACTGGCAATTTATATTTACCAGCATCCATCCATTTACTTGCTACTTGAGGACTGTCTAAAGCTACATCTACTGCATTTCCCCAACTTAAAGGATTAAACAATTGAACATTTGCCAACTTCCCAGCCCTAATTTCACTACCTTTTGTATTTGAAATACCTCTTGCTTTCTCAAGCAAAGGTTTTAATGTAAATATTTCAGATTGAGTATCTAGCGCATCAGCAATCTCTGGGAATGTTTGTTTTAACTTACTTCTAAAGTAATTAGCAAGCATTTTTTGTCCCTGATTGATTACACTTCCGGTATCTTCATCAGCTATTGACTTACCAAATTTACTATCAGCAGCTCTTTTCACAGCTAATGCTTGTTTAGCAGTAACTCCATTTTTATATATTTTTTTTGTGTCCTTAACAAATTTCTCTAAGGCAGTAATATTAGCTTCGTTCCCTGGCACTTTTTTCAATAACTTAATTTCTCCAGTTAATTCACTGACAATATCATCTACTGGAAGGCGCATTGTGCTGCCAGCCATTTCTACTTGTTTTTGAATTTTATCTTCTGCTTGCTTCATTGTTTGGCTTAAAAAACCTCCATTTCCTCTTTCTGTTATATCCCCAATAACGTCTTCATATGAAGACCCGGGAGGATAGTATTTTTTAACCAATTCATTTATATCAATACCATGTTCTTGAACCGCCTTCATAAACTTTTCAGGAGTAGCTTTTGCCACTGCCATTTGAGCCTTTTTTCCTATATCAGAAGTGATAGAGTTCACTATTTTCCCTGGCACTTTTGCTAGAAACTGAACTCCTTTCCCAGCTAATTCCCCACCACTCGATAATGCAGAATTTGTTAGTGCCTTAGTCACGAAGTCTCCAGCAGAATCAGAATCATCTACTGCCTGTGCTGAACCTAATAGTGTGTTAGCCCCCAACCGTTGCATAATTTTACCCCCAATTGTTTTAGCACCTCCCCCTGTTCCAGTTACATACCCAGCTAGGTCCGCTGCTGCTCCCATAGTGTTTTTTGCATATTTACCAGGATTAAAACTACCAATCTGGCCTTTTGATACATCGGTTTTCTTAGTGTCGTCAAATCCAAATTCTTTAAGAGCCTCACGGGCCATGTTAGCGGCCTCTGTGTATTTTTTAGCTTGATTCTTTTTATATTCTTTGTTATCCCCTGAGAGAGCATAACCGATACCTGCCCCAGCTGCTCCAGCAGTTCCTACTGTAGCTTTTCCAGCATTTACAAGACTTTTTCCAATTAGTTCTGCTAGTTGTTTTAGTTGATCCATATTATCCGGCTATCCTCCATCCGTTAACTGTTGACCCTGTACCAGGTATTACATACTGTAATGCGCCACCTGCGCCTGTCATTGGTGTCCCGGTATCTTTTGGTTTCATTGCTGCAAGCCTCAAATCCTCTAGACCTTTAAAGGTATATAAGTCTTTCTCATTTGATACACCACGCTTTTCAGCTTCAATAGCTTGTTTTTCCTTAAGCGTCATTTCTTTTACAAGTTGATCCATTGTGTACTTGTGACCTTCCTCCATATTGATACGATTGGTGTTCTGCTCCATTCCAGTGAGTTCCTTTTGCTTTAAGAATGAATCTTCTTTGTCAGCAAGCTCATTTACACGCTTTATTTCATCTGCTGAAAGGTTCTGATTGAAGCTGAGTTTGTTAAGGATAAGGTTCAATTCGTCCTCTGCGGATTTATTAAACCCGGTTACTTGACGAGCAATTTGTTCACCCAAAAACTTAGATTCCTGCTCAAAAGGAAGAAGTGTCCGCTGAAAGTCTTTATCGGCGTACCCTAGGAGAGTTGCTAATTGCTGCTCTGTAGAGCCTAATCTTTCTTGTGCACGGGATGCTTCTGTTGCTGTTTTGTTCATATTCTGAACAAGTGGTTGACTTCTGGCTTCCTGTATACGTGCTAGCTGGTTAGCATTCACGTCAAAACCTCTTGTTTCACCTGCTACACGCTTTGGTAAGGTTTCGAGTGCTGATTGAAGATCAATAAGTGATTGATTCATTCCAATAGAAGCTTCTCTCATCTGAGGAAGTCCCAACTCAGTCCCATATTGCTTTGCTAAATCTCCAAACTTTGGAGCACCTGTAACAGCTGTATTAAAGCGTCCCAGGAAATCAGCCTCTTTTGCTGCTTGAGCGTCTAACATAGCCTGACGTTCTGCTTTCTGTTTTGCCTGTTGTTCAGCGGCCAGTTGTTGCTGCCTGGCAGCCTCTGCCTTTGCAGCGTTCTCCTTAGCCAGTCTTTCTGCCTCTACACGGGCCTTCTCAGCAGATTGGTAGGCATTATACCCACTTGAGTCAAAGAAGCCGTCTGAGGTGTAAAAATTGCCTCCTGAGCGCAGTTGAGCTAATCGTTGCTTTTCGATTTGATTAAGATTCCCGGCCTGTTCTACGTCTACTAACGATTTATATTCTGATGCCATTTTATTACGTTCGTAATATTTTGTAATTTTAGCCACAAAAAAAGACCCCTCGGAAGGGGCCTGAAATTGGCTCTATTTATTTGAACAGATTATAGCATAAATCACGTTGTATTTGGCGATGTGGTATTGTTTGTGCCTAGATTTGTGATACCACCTGTTCGTACATTGTTACCGATTACTATATTGTTGTCGCTTGAAGCATCTAGATTGACCGCATCTACTCCACCATTTAAATAGTTACCCACTACCTGTGAATCATCCATATCCACACCTGCTACAGCTAATCCGCTAGCGTATATTCTATTATTGGCAATAGTTATAGCTGAAGCAGTTGTTGCAAGAATACCTGTTGACTGTGAGGAGATGAAATTGTCACAACAAGTGAGGTTTATTGAACCGGGAGAACTTAAAGTTATTCCAGTTGAGCCGCTCGTAATTTTATTTTTATTCACTATCGCTTCCCCTTCTACTTTTATACCATCAAAAGCTGTTATGATATTATTTTGAATGTATACCGATGAAATTGCACTGATACTTTCTATACCAACATCTTCTACCTCTATGGCATTGTAGGATACTTCAAGCATTGTGTAGAGTGGGAAAGTAGAATTTACTACAATACCGTTTGCTGAATCACGCACAGAACATTCTTTTATATACAGTCGTGAAGTTTCTGGTATATAATCATCAAAGAGAGCTACATAGTTGAAATTGATTCCTATTCCCCCAGAGTTTTGCACGGTTACTCTTTGTATCCCTCCTGACCTGTTTATATTTTGGCGCTTTCTGGTAAATAAAATACCAGCTTCTGCATTCAGAAAATCAATAAAAACCCCTGATTGTGATTCTCCAATAATTTCTACATTTTCAGGAACTTCTATAGTGTTTGATGATCTATAAGAACCGTTCAGAATATATACGATACCCCCTCCATAACTTGCAGCTTTGTCTACAGCGTCCTGAATATTATAAAAATCTGCATTACTATTACGATTAGCACTTACAATGTAAGTTGCTTTTCTACCCTCCACTGCCTGATATTGTGAAGGAACTCCGAACGACTGCATATCATACGTTCGTATCCTATCAGTTACAGAATAGTCACCTTTTGGAGCAGGTAACGTTTTCGGTTTTTCAAGTTTAAAACTCGCTTTAGACATAAGTATTTGAGTAATTAACCTCAGAATCCAGGTCATCATATTCGAGATATAACGATAAAATAATAGGTGCTATTCCATTTCCCGAAGTTGGTGTAATTTCATACTGAACACCTCGATATCGCAGATTTGGTGTACCTTCAAGAATCAGTTGAGTGGCACCTACTGTGTTAACAGTATTTGATAACTCAGTACCATCATCAAAAGTAAGAGTAAGTTCTACTGATTGACCTGTTGTAAGCGCTTCAAAAGAACAGACTGCAACTAGAAATTGCTTAGGCTTCTGATAGATGCCGTTATCCCGAATAATATCTGTAATGAATCCACTATCTTCTGCATCATTTAATTCTGTGACCTGATCTATTCCATATGTTGAACCGTCATACCATGAAAACATTAAATCTGTTCCAAAGCCCTGAACAGCCCCTATCCCTTGATTGTCAGTAAGAACTTCACCTCCCGTACTCATTGTGTAGGCGTGTCCAGTAAATGCAACAGGATAACCGTCCTTTTTTCCGTATTCGTATATTCCAACAGGAACATTTGGGTCATTTCCTATTGCCCCATACGCTATGTACATTCGTTCTTGAAATGATGTGATTGACTGAGGATTACAATACACATAAGTGCCTTCTGTTGTAGGCATAGAAAATACTGGTTGAGGGCTTTCGGCACCTCTATATAACGAAGTATGTTGTCCATGTACCGCATATAGTTGATTGTTGTAAGTGCCGGATGTATTCACAACTCCGGCTGAAACATCACGGTAAAAGTTCCAAGTAGGTGATATACCATCCCAGTAATACCAACGTACTTTTTCAGCGTTATTATATGAATCACCCTGAAAGCATGACGCAACTACATACTCCCCATCTTTTGCTAAAGTGTTTACTTGATACCCCGCTGCAAGTGTAATTTGATTTGGATTGTAGATTGCCTGGTCCCAGTATGCTAAGTACCGTTCATTTCCAATAATGACAGCATTTACATGCTCAATCATCGGGTGGAAAATCGGGCTATTAACAAGAATAGAAAAATAAGTAGAATAGTAAACAGTTTCAAGTTCATCTGCAACAGAAGTCTGGACAGTGCCATCAGCAACAGTCGAAGTTACATGAAAGTGATATTCATTGCCTAGAATTAACCGGATTTGAGAAGTGAAGGTGAAGTTGTTAAGTTGTCCGTTTGTTAAGCTTGCGTTTGTTACTGTTGATGTCCCAAGAGAGTTGTCATTCTGATCGTGAAGTGTTATTGTCCAGTTGCCCGTACCTTTTGCCACAACATAAACTGCAATTGTTATATATGGCTCATTATTTGGCACAAAAGATTTTTTGTCTGCATCAGCTTCTGAAATTGCAACGGGTGGGGTATATGTTTGACTACCAAAATCTGAGAACTGGTCTCTATTTGTCACACCATCAGATAAAAAATCATCGTTGAATGCTGGTGTACCAGAAAGATTACCATAGCGTCCTATAGCGTCACCCGTAGCATAATAATAGAAATCATTAAAAACAAGCGCCCCCTGTCCAAAAGAATCTGTAACTGTTCTCAGCTTCGCAAAAGATGAGCCAGATGAATCAGATTCATATATACACCCTCCATTACCATAATAATACCGCTTTGTGTCAAATGGTGAACCATCATGCATCCAGGTTATAAGATCAGTAACGACTGACCCAGATACTTTAACTGGCTTCTTTTTGAGTGTAAAGCTGTTATAATCTGCTTGTATCTCAGCGTGTGAAGATCGGTAATACCCATTATCAGGAGCTATGCGTTTAAACATTGAAGCGCCTCCTGTCCAAGAGTCTATATATAATGCCTTTCGTGCCATATTATGGAATAATTCGTAATGACCAAGGAATATCAGATGCCTGAAAACGTGGACCATTCAACTCAACAATTCCTACGTTCGTGCTTCTTGCATAAAGTGCATGTGCGCCGATAAGACCACCACGAATGAGTTGCCCACTTCTATTACTATTGTTTGCGTCTCCGGTCCAGAACATATTGGAGTACATACGAGCTTTGTCAGAGAATGAAGCACCACGTTGTGCAAAGTAAACCTCCATAACCCGGTAAGGAATAAGCTCATGGAGTTCCACAGGAATAGCTGGAGATTCAAATATTGAATAGGTTTGACCTGATGCTCCAGTACCAGCAAAGTTAGTCTGTAGATCAAGGTTTGTTGAAGAGGTGTAGGAGCCTATTTTATAGGCATAGCCGTCATTTGTCGTCTGAAACCATCGACCTACCATTGCCGAGGTCCACGTTGCCCCTCCTGCGCCTGTTATATCATCGTCCCCATTCGTCACAGTTGCTGTACCCGTTGTGTAATCCTCTGCTGTCATGTCCTTGAGCATGTATACGTAGGATAAATTGAGAGTAAATGCACTATTAGGAGTCGGAAAGATACCAAAATCAGACTCACGTACAAAATAATAACGTGGATAAGCTGATTTAATAACGACAGCATTTAATCTATCCCATTGATACCGACTATCTACCGGAATAAGAGTGGGGGTAAGATTATTGATTGTGATAGAAAGGCTCTCTCCTCTATGATAGTCAACCGGGAGCTGGTAGAACTGTTGGTCAGCTACAGTTGTGGTTGTAGCAGTCTTTTGACGTATATATTCTTGAAGATATGAATAGATAAAACGGGTTGCTCTATTGATCTCTCTCTTAAAGAAAGCTAGCGATGTAGCGCTCGTATCACCTGAGTAATCCTGACATGTCACTTGTAGTTGGGTAAAGCTTTCTCTCATATTTTGTATAAATTATTTGAACATAATTTTGCACAAAAAAAGACCACCTCTTTGGGCGGCCTGATATTGGCAATACTGTTATTGTATCACAGCTTAACAATAAAGTAATCCTCTTTAGGGGTATCTGTTACAATAAGTTCATCCGGAATATTCCGGTCTTCCTTTTCCTTCTTTAACGCATTACGACCTGCCTTAATTGTCTGGGCAAACACCTGAAACATTTTATTTGTCCCTTTAACAACAAGGTAGAAGAAATATCCCTGCTTTCCGTTTGGTAGAGTAATCTTTGTTTTGGTTCTATACATCTTACCAGCCTTCAACGTCACCTTTCCAGACATACTTCGGAGTCTGCCCTTTAAACATCGTCTTTGCCTTTTCAGGGTATGCTTCTGCGTATTCAAGTGATGGTTCACCTTCCCTATATGGCTGAACAATATCCTTTTTATACTTGTGACGCTCCTGCCTCATTGATTCTGGTATCATCTCAACCGCAGGGCCGAATGGTTGCCACTCTTTATCAAGTTTTTCTCTGCATTTCTTCCCATACACTATTGCTCCTAGATGATTAAATTTTGCAGGCTCTTTGAGACATTGAGGGCACAAAATAGTCTCCCCTTTAATTAAATGAGATGCAGGTTCCATACCCATTTTCTTTTTCCACTGAGTCACTGTGTAATTCATGTTTAATGATTCATTTGCCCAGCAGGAACTTTAAATATTCTCCTGAGAGTGCGCTTCATTCCTTCTTCGGAGTCTTTATCCGGATTATCTCTTTCCTGTATCTTTTCGGGATCATTGATTCTATATGCACCAGGTTTTATGCTTTGTTTTGGTCTTTTAAGGGTAGTCTCAATTTTTTGACGTATAGAAGAGCCTTTTTTTTGCACAACCTCTTTATTAGCTAAATATCCGGATATAAAGCCGATTACAATATAAATAATATTACTTAAGGTCTCCATATAGTTCTTCAAACTCTTGTAATTCCTTTTCTAAGTCTTCAACTACGTCACAAAGTTTTGATACAATTTGATTTGTGTATCGGTTGGAGCCATTCTGTTCTAAGTAATGGAAATACGATTCCCAATCAGGGGCAGTAGAGCGAACACCTGTAATATTGAAGATTTTATCCCTTAGCGTTTCCTTCTTGTTTGACATAATCATCAAGGTTAATTTTTTTATTCATTTTTTCAAAGAAGACATCGTTTGGATTTTTAAGAGACTTCTTTTCCTGTTTTTCGGCAATAGTTACCGTATCTATTCCATACTGCTCAACAACTCCCAGAATTATCTTTTCACGCAGTTGTGCAATATCCTCTTCACTTCTTGAGTAATGACCAGCTTGACGCTGCCATGCTTCCTGTTCTCCCATTGCCCACTTAGTCATTGGAAGTTGACCATTTTTAGCTCTTCTATCATTCTCGGCCTGAACTTCTGTGTCATGCTTTGTATTGAAGTACTCATTAATTATTTCTTCACAAGCTTTGCGAGCTATGTAACGTGGAACTACAAAGTTACCTGGACCATAGCCCCGGTCTTGTTTTGATCCAGGAATCTCCCAGGACATAGAAGGGCCCCACTGGCATTTAATAGGTTTTGTAAGAATATTGTGTATAAGTAGACGGTCTTGAGAGGCTCGTTCCATTTCGGCTAATCGGCCTTTTACCGCTGCGCTCATAGATTGAGAAGTTTGCATGAGTGCTAGTATACTATATTGTTCAAATTATTACAACGTTCAATTAAATTGAACACTAATACAAAAGCTTCCCAACAGTGCGAATAACCCTATATTTCTTAAGCATTTCCAGAACCATAAAAGGAATACAACTGATGATAAGAACAACAATAGTATTAATCAGAACACCAATAGGAAGGTAGGTAATTTTCTCAGTTAATGAAAATCCGAGCTTGCCACCTTCTAAAATACCCAGAATAGCTACATGTGAAAGAAATATCCCCAAGCATATACGCCCAATATCAAACCTTCTTGCAACCTGTGGAAGTTCTACCCTTTTAAACTGGAAGAAAGAAAATACTGCAACCGGGAGTACTATTTCCGGAAACGAAAGAGACTTCAAGAATGAATCATCAAATACTCCGGTACGTGACGTGAAGGTATAGGTTAATGCTATCGTAACAAAAATACTCATCACTCCAAGAAAGTAAACAGTACTTCTAATTCTATCTGAAAGAGGGTATTTCTGTAAGTAATAACCAAGTAGGTAGAAGCCTAAATAACCTTGTAAGTACGGAAGTGGAAACTCAACAAGAATCCCTGATATTTTTGAGATAAAAGGGAGTATTGAGCTGACAAGAAAACATAAGAATATCAAACCACCCAGTTCTTTATGTGTCGCTTTCTTTACATATGGTCTAATAATCGGAGTAATCACATAGAGACCAATGAGCACATAAATAAACCAAAAATGATAGATGATAGGCACAGATAATGAATGTATTACGTTACCAATAAAAGAGTGTTCAGGGTGTTGCATAAGATCAAAGACTATATATATAAAATTCCAGAACATGAAAGGGAGTAGTATTTTTGGAAGTCTTTTAAGGTATATCACCCGGGAAGGTTCCTCCTTCTGCAAAAGAAGTGCTCCGCTTAACATGAAGAAAATAGGAGCAGCCCAGATGAACAGTGACTTATAAACTATGGTGACCCACCATAATTGATTATCATGTGCAAAGGAGTCGGGGGGCGTTATAACAACATGAAGAAGTACTACGGAAATAATTGCGAATATACGGAGGGCGTCAAAATAGCCAATGCGTTGTAACATTGTGCAATTATATCACTAAATCCGCTGTATATTGAGAATATTAGCCATTGATTGTGTTCTAACAGTCCCTCTTGAAGATGATGGTGTTGGAGGCGCTGTAAAAATCCAGCCTGTGTTACCACCGCCATCTGTTGAGTTTGCACCTGCGTAGAATGTTGCACCGCCTCCTGCAATAGAGTTGACTAGATTGAGATAATCACTTGAAACAGTACCAGCGGCCACACTTAATGTATGTGTTGCAGCCGTGATAGATTGAACTGTCATGAGTTTTGTAGCAGTACCGTTGACCTGCCATCCGGCAGCGCTTCTGATAGTTGTAGTAGTTCCGGCGGTAAAACGTAATGTACGGGCATTTGTCAGGTCTGAGAATGATATACCTGCTATTGAAGCAGAACCAGTTAAATCAAGACCTCCTGTTGATCCTGCTGTTGTATACGTGATAGTTCCATATGAACCCGTTGATAATGACAAGGTACGAACATTTGTACTAGTAGGCGAAATTGTTATATTTGATGTTATATAACTTGTTGCTGAAGTACCGCCTGTGAATACTGTCGTTGCCGCTGTTGAGGTAGGTAAAAATGTGCATGACGTTAATGTACCCGTCACCCCCGATATACTGATAGTTGAACCCGTTATATTAACACTTGTCGCATTCACATTTCCCGAAAATGTTACTACTGAATTAGCGCTGAAAGCATCTTGTAGTGTGTATGAGCCTGAAGCACGTGGTATTACTGAAATCTGAGCCCCAAATGACTTACCTGCCATAGTGATAGTGTGTGTACTAGCTCCTCTAAAAAACCCGTTTCCTCCCCCCGAAAGAGTTACATTAGAAGTGTTCGTAAAGGAACCATAGTATGTATACCCAAATACGGTACTGAGTGTTACTGTACCTGTTGACCCAGTAAAGTCAACGGTAGGCAACCTTACCATATCTACCGTTATAGAAGGTGATCCAGAAAAAGCATTATTTATAAGGGCTGTATCTTGAGGTAGTGGAACTCTACTAGTCCATGAAGCAGTAGACCATGTTACTGATCCAGTTCCCGAAAAGCTCTGAGTAGTAGGAGAAGCGAAAGTTATATTAGAGTTATTTCCACAGTTACCAACAGCGGTACTATCTGTTATTGATGAAAAATCCCATGTTACCGATCCGGCTCCGGTGATATCCTGTATATCCCAGTATGTGCCTGTTGGATTAGAACCATTACTTGTTACTGTTCGGGCTGTACCTATTGTACTAGACTGCCATAGTACTTTAGCTGTGACACTAGTACCATTACATACCACAGTTCCACTAAATGTTGGATTCCCTGAGAATGTGAAGGTTAAAGGCTGATTGATTGTGCAATTAGCGCTTGCGGCAGTCGCAGCAACCGTTACTGTACCTGATCCTGAGTTGGAGTCAAAGATAACATTATCTGTAGATGTCGGTACTGTCTCACCACCTGCACCACCTGAGCTTGCTGCCCAGTTAGTTGTAGTAGAGTTGTTCCACGTTCCTGTACCACCTACCCAATATCTATCTGCCATTACTTACTACCCCCTTTTACGGGTTCCGCTTCAATCTCAGCTTTGCGAGTAGTTAGCTCTGCAATTTGTGCATTGATAGCAGTTAAAAGTTCTTCTTTAGTAGGAACAGGAAGTTGAGGAGGATTTTTAACAAATTCTATGTAGTTTGTCAGTCGTTCATTTTTGAGCGCTTCTATCTGTTCAGGAGTCAGAGCCTGATATTCACCAATAGGCAATATTAAAGCGTCAGATAGTGTTATACCATCTTGCCCTGATATTTTGAATCGGTGCTGTATAAAAACTTGATCCATGATTAGTATTCATAAACTGTTAGTTTTGCACCAGCCGTTTCTTCAATGAAGTTTGCAGCTGTATATAAAGTCTGAGTTACATTTGTAGTAGCCTGGGTAGCTGTCTGATTAACAGGAATGACAAAATCAACAATTTGTCCAGCTGGAATAATAGCGTCTGAGTTAGAAGAAGTAACAGCAGTAGTCCCCCATTTCATATAAATGTCCTGAGTTTTTGCATACACACGAATAAAAGTTGTGGCTGTATTGAATGTTATCGTGGTAGAGCTTGAGATGGTCGAATCAACAGTACTAGCGAGAGCTATTTTAGCCGGAGCTAAAGGAAATGGGTTATGATTGCCATCTCGTGGCATAGGTACTGTGGTTGCCATATTATTGTATTCTTAAATCATTAAGATGCTGCAAATATTCCTGACTGTGACACCATTCTCCATACTGTTCCATCACACACAAGTGTAATAGTGTCACCGACAACAGCTGTTCCCTGAGTATTTGTCAAAGTTGTTCCTGAAATAGCTGTGCCTGTTGCAGTTGTTTTTGCTTTAATAGTCCCACCTGTAACTGTGAAACCCGTAGTCACGTCAGATACAGTAAATGTGTACCAGAGCCCATTAGCGGCTGTTGGTAAAGTCCATGATGGTGATCCACTTGTTGAGCGGTTAATAAGAACAGAACCTGATTGAGCTGCTGTTAAAGCGACCGTAGCACCTACTAAAGCGCTCTGAGATACGGGTCGAGTGGTTGGACCTGTTGGCGCAGCAGTAAACACTGGAGCTGCAGTAAATGTTGCTACTCCGGTGACAGCAAGCGTGGAGGCAAGTGTTGTTGCACCTGTTACTGCGAGTGTCCCACCGAGGGCTGTATTTTTGTCTGTATTAAGGCCATCAGATTGGACTCCGAGAAATCCGCCTGCGTCTTCTAATTTCCAAGGCATATAATTATTAGTTTAATTTCGTTAATCCAGTGTTAAATTGACCATCTTGTATTCTGTGTCTACACCTGTTTCAATCATGTTGCCTACAAATCCCTGAGCAATTACTCCTGATTCAACAGCTCCTGCAACAGCATTTGAAAGTGAAACCGCACAATTGGCAGCTGGTGTTCCGTCAATCAAACATGCACATGCACCACCAGTTTGTGACCAGTAGTATGTACTTGCAGCTACAGTAAGCTGTGGTACTCCAACAGCTGTATTTGTGGCTGTGGTTGCACCAACAAGTGTTCCATTGAATGGATTTGCAACGAGTGAAACCTCAGATGTTGAAGCAACAAGTGCAACCTTTAATGGTTCTGCAAGAGTTACAGTGATTGAAGCTGACGCATCAGCAGCTGGGTTACTTGCAATTCTGTAGTAATATCCTTCACCTGTAGCATCATTTACATTTAAGTAACCGCCAGCATATTGATTTGCTGTAGCAGCGGTAGCACCCATTGTAAAGGTGACTGTATATGTTCCAATAGCTGCGTTTGCTGTAACTGCCTTATTAGTATGATCAGCAATTAAAGCTGGTCCCTGAGACATTTTACCCGGTGCAAGTGCAACGGCACCTGAGTATGCAAATCGAAACTTTCGTCCATCTGGTAATACTGCCAGTTCTCCTAGTTTATGAACTGGGGCTGAATATGTTGCTAATCTTTTAAAATTTCGTATTGTGGTTTCTGCCATGTTAGTTTAAATATTTTTTAATTACGCTCCAGTGATGCCTGTGCCTTTCCACATATTGCGGAACTGATAAGGAACCATCTGTCCAATTAAGTGGTAGTAAGCAACCATTCCTGGCTGATCTGGAATCTTCTGCCATTTCTCAAAGAAGAAACCATGATTTTCAGAAGGCATAAAGTCTTCAAGATCAACTGGACCCTTATATTGAGTTGGCTTACCGAGTGAAATCTTACTTACAACATCTTTATATTCAGGTGGCACTATATTGCGTCCTTTCCATTTAAGATACTTTTCATTCAGCATGAACCAACGTCCGGCTGTGCAGAAGTAATCCTTAATGACTGGCATTCCACGATATGCAAGGTATGAGAATCCTGCCATTCCACGAAGCTGATTAGCTTGTACTGGATCATCACCACGTACTGGAAGCTTCATCATGTCATAGTTGGCTCTTACAGTTGGATTTAAGAGATCTTCATAATATGAAAAGACTGCAAAAGGAACGACGTGAATTGTTGGGTCTTCTCCATATTGAGAAGCTGCATCGTGACCCTGGGCAAGTTTTTCAAGTGTAAGTGTTCCAATTGAGGTAACAGTAGAATTTAAAACTGGATAGGTTGAGCGGCTCAGACCTCCAATGGTTGGAGCGATTGTACCGTTATCAACGATCTGTTCAAGTGAAATCGGCATATCAGCTGATGGGGCAGTGCTATAGATAGCGCTTCCAACATCGTTAATAGCTTCTCCGATTGATTTTTCAAGACGTGAAACATCAAGCTTAATCACTTCACCTGGTCCTGCATTGCGGAAAGAATCAAGCATTACAGAGACAGTTGGTTTTGCGTATGCGACGTCTGTATATTGAGCAGTAACCGTAGTATTTGGTACTGACAGATTAAATGTAGGCATTCCCTGATACCATTCTCCATCACCGTCAAGTTCGATATCCATTGTAACCCACTCAGCGATTCCTGAAAATTCTTGTCCTCTTCCAATAAAACGAGAGGCAACCGTAGCTTTTGCTAAGATTGAATCGACGACAAAGCCGTTTATTTTTTGTAAGCTAAACCCTGTATTTCGCTGTCCGTTTGTTATCATGGTATAAATGTGAATGACTAATTAGCCATAAAAAAAGACGCACAATTTGGTGCGTCTGTCTCACGATTTTTTACCATTAAAAAAGGCGCAGCTATGTGCGCCTAAAGTTGGCTGTGTTATTTACGGGTATTGTATAGTACCCTTATTTTCTTGTCAACAGGGAAATTTAATCCAATTTAATTTGGCTTATTTGTAAGTGACATTACTCCTTTTTTCCTAGCTTCGAGTATTTCATCATAAGCAAAGTCGCCATCTCCTATATCTTCTGTAAATGCTTCTGGAACAACGCCAGCTATTGGAGCCTCTTTCCCTGGATGTTGTTTATTATACGTAGGTTTATATTTTTCATAAAAGAATAGTCTAATATTTTGTGCGTTCATAGGTAGTGGCTCAGGTGATTTCCCTTCTTTTACTGCTTGATTATAAGCATTCCATTGAGGTATGGCATATTTAGCAAACTGATCATATAAATCAGTTCGTGCCGCAACTCCCACGTCATCTTTATTATTTTCATCAACAATAGCCGGAAGCTTCCCATCAACGGCAAGCTCTGCGACGTCTCGTCCCATCTGTTGTAATGCAGCTTGAGCACGTTCTTTTGAGGCTTCTTCTACAGTTTGCTCCTGAGCTGCTTCTTTACTTTTCTCTTCCTCAATACGCTTTCTTTCTTCTTCCTGTTCAGCCTTAAGCTCTCTTTTGGTGAGTTCCTTTGTATAGTCAATAATTTCTTTTTGTGTTGGTTCACGTTGTTCTGTGACCCATATTGGAGTTTCTTCTTTAGCTTTAGCAAGTTCTTCTGGGGTCTTCCCGGTTACAAGCTTTGTTACTTCGGTTAGAACTTCAGTTTTCAGCTTTTCAGTATCAACTTTGGGCTCTTCCTTTTCTTCTTTCTTTGCTTTTGTGGAGGTTTCTATAGCCTTTATAAGGGGGTTGTCTTCTTCTTTTTGAGGTTCTTCTGTTTCTTTCTTCTCAACAACAGCCTCTTCCTTTGGTTCTTCTTCATACTCGTACTCAATACCTGAGGAAAGATTACTTAATTTGTCGAGGATTGCATCTGTAGGATCGTCTGTAGAAATAGGTTTTTTTACTTCTTCTTTTTCTGCCATGAATAATAGTATACCACATTGTTCAATTTAATTGAACAGTTATACCATCTCCTTGAGTTTCTTCTCTTTCCCCTTTAACTGTCCTATGGCATCAACCAAATTCTTCATACAGTCGTCCCACGAACATTCACCCTCTTTGTACATATCACATGCAGCATGGACAAGCTGGTGAATAGGGTCGAACATCATATACTTCATGTGTTCATCTTCCTCCTTCTTTTTCTCTTCTGCTAAAGGGTTATTCTTAATAAGCTTTGTAACATCTGGGTATGTATCGCACCCTACCATTGCATTTTTCATATCGTTGGTTGCTGTTGAGCGCCTTGGCTCATTTGTAATAGTTGTTGAGCGTATCCTTCAATGCCTTGTTGTATTTCAGGAGGTAAGCTCATAAAGTCTTGTGATTGTATAAATGCTGCAATCTCTTGCACATAAGCCGGGTCAAGTGGCTGTGGTGGTACAGGTTGCTGACCTTGCATCATCATTTGAATATCACTCTGCGCCTGTGATCCTCCCATAGGGGATGGTGATACGCCTGTCGCTGCTTGTTCTGGTGGGATTCCACTATCTGTCATTCCGGCGGCTTGTGCTCCAGCTTGAGAAGTCGAACTACCCATAAGAGCGGCAGCCTGTTGTTCAGGACTTCCTGCATTGATACCATATTCTGCGACATATTGAGAACGTGTAGCCGGGTCAGACCACAAAGCAAGCCTACGTGTCATTTCGCCAGGATTTGGTTGCTCCATACGTTCAAAGAAGGTGAGAGGGTCAATCATCTGCATACGTGCCATTTCCATAGCTTCATTCTTACGACGTGCTTTATCAGTACTTGAGGCTGACACATGCACTTCCATACCGTCTTCAATGTAATCTCTATTTATTCTTTCAAAAGTAAATTCACCATCTTTACCTAGCATTTTTATCATCATCTCCTTTGAGACAAAGAGCTTGATAAAGTGCATAGCCCAGTCAGCCTGCCATTCACAGGCGGCATTGATTGTGTCTTCTACCTCATCATCAATACGACCATAGTCAGATTCCCGGGCAATTTGGGCAACTGTCGCTGTGTCAGTCTTTACTTCCCCACGAGTTGTTGAGTTAGTACCCATCTTCTGATAAATCCGATCTGTATTATGTTGCTGATCCTGAAAGAGTGCTGGAGTAGGCTGGTCTTTCTGTATAAATGAATGAGCATTTCCCAGTTCACCATCAAGAACAAGCGCAATATTTGGATTGTTAAGATCGGCCTCTTCGATATCCTTTTTCTTAATACCTGAAAGAGTAGAGAATAAGTGTTTCCCTCTTGATTCGTCCGCAATTTGTGTAATCTGCTTACCACGCTTGTTTACATTATCCTGTTGTAATATGCTCTGCTCGAAGTCCGTTGTTGCATCATATGCACCAAATCCCATCTGCTCATATGACATGATGTAGTAGGGGAACTGTGGTGTTTGAAAGTGATTGTGAAATACTTGTTTATCTTTGATGTCTACAGGCTGCTCCATTCCCATCTGTTCAAAGAGAGTACTCATAGCATCCTCCGGTGAGATTTCTTCTTCTGTTTTCCCGGGCTTATATGAAACAAACTTTGTATCTCCTTCATAATCCCAGTATGGATTTGTTATTTTATCAAGGAGAACTTCTCCACTTCCCTGAAAGTCCCAAGCAACACCATAGACCGTCTTATACTTATTTCCTTCACCCTTTTTGTACCACTTAAACCATGTTTCCCAGTAGTTAACATCAGAAGCAAGTTTTTCCTGTTTGTTCTTATCTGTTACACCTGCTACCTTGAGTATTTCCTCTTCCTTTTCCGGAAAGCGCATAATCATCTCTTTAAGTGTCGATCGTACTTGTTCGGCTATATAACGCATATCACGCACATTATTAGTCGGACAGGTATGGTCAAATACCATACGCATAGGATTGCGGAATAGAAACTGCCATGTTTCACGTTCCGGATTCCAGACAGCCTTAAGTACTCCAGCTAAAAATATTGGTCTGTGCTTATATGCTACTCCTAAAGTCTGTCTGTTTTCACGCTTCTTAATATCATTATTGATTATTTTTGTTACTGAATCGGCCACACGTTTACTTTCTTGAGTGTCATTACCTGGAGCTACAATGAGGTCAGGTAATCGTGACAGAGCAATTGGTTTTTTAATTGAGAGAGATTCAAATAGAATATTGTCAACATACCTTATTTCGTCTGCTCTCCAATACTGATCGTCTAGCTGATCACCTAGATAGTACCTAAAATTTCTCTCCTGACGCTCTTTTATATTATGCTGTTTGCCATTCCAGTATTTCTGTGAAGCTGTACGTGTTGTTTTTAGCCACTTAAGAAGTGTGTCTCCATCTAAATCCAGATATAGTGGGTCTACCTGTTCAATAACACCATCTGTAGAATTATACGGTGTATTTTGGAATTGTAATTTTTGGTCATCCATAGTTTAATCCATAAAAAAAGACGACCTTGTTACGGGTCGCCTGAAATTGGCTGATCCCCTATTGTATCAGTTTTATCTAAAAATAAAACCACGTTAAAAAAAGTATTGCACTTATTATTTTTACACTTTAATTGTTGAGGAGCAATTAAATACTTATCAGACGCTTCCAAAATGATTATTTGTCCCTGATACTTAAAGTTAAATACTCCACAATATGGGCAGTGAAAAAGTTGATGATACATAATGTACCGTTGAAGGTAGAGCGTTATATACTTCTCATCGCCTCCAATCACGAGATGTCTGTTTTGCTTTTCTAAAAGCATTTGTGTTTACTGATGACCCTCTTACTCCTGAGCCATAACTTGTAACTTTTACATGCGTTGTTATATCCTTAATGAAGCCGACATCGGACACATGAAACCTTCCAAATCCCATTGCAAACTGACGGAATGCGTCAGCTGTGTGTGATGACCAATCATGGTCTGGGACGTCATTGTAGGTCTGCTTTGCATCATCCCATTTCTTTTTATAGTTTTTGAGACATTCAAGTCCACGTTTGCACTTCACTTCATCAAACCAGCAATGCTTAAGTAAGCGCCTTACTTGATCTATACCATCATCAATACGATCCATAGGCACAACGGTAAAGTTAATACCCATAGACCGGGCAGTATGTAAGCGTGAGACTCCCGTTGTATATTCCCGGGCTTCAATATCATGTGGAGCAAAGTGTTGCCCGTATTTATAGGGTTTTTTACGTAGTTCAGAAATATACCAGTCTAACCCTACATTGGAGGACTCAAGGTGTTCTATAAAGCGAAATTCATTACCCACAGCCTGCATGAACCATATAGCATTAGAATCACCTACGCCCAAGTCCCAGAAGGTATGTACTTCTAAATCCGGATTCCATTCAACAGTTGTTATACGACCATCCGCCTGAGCCTTTCTGATGGCCTCTCCATAATACGATCCTATTACAGGTGAGTCGAATGAGCACAAATATTCCTGCTCAAAAAACGCATTTGCCTCACTCTCTGAACGGCCTCGTGATGTAAACCTGTCTATGGTTCTTAAGCGTATCTCTTCCAGCTTTCCATTACTAAAAACACCAGTATCAAGAGCTGTGAGGACTTCGGCATACCACTCTTTAGGATGCTTCCTGGCAAACTCAAGTAAGCCTTTAGCATGATTATCTCCACGAGGTGTAAAGTTGTAAATTGCTATACCATCGTTTTCCTGAATAATAGGGTCTATAACATCCTGAGCATATGGGTTTTGCTCACTCCATTCACTAAATATGTACATTTTTGGGTTACCTCCTCGAAGCTTGTCAGGATTATCTGAACCATCTATCTGAAATATTGAAGGAGTTGGAGAGTTATTTCTCACAGGTATTCTCATTCTTGTATTATTTTCAACACCTGAACGTATCTCTTTTGGGATATGATCTCTATATTTAAATCCATCTGAGCCAATACCTTCCCAAAGATTGTCACGACCCATTACAAGCGTTGGATAGACATACTTGACTAAACATGGAGAATGTATAAGTCTGCGAGGTACAACATCAGCAATATTCGTTTTATCCTTACCTGATCGTCTATGCCACACTTGAATAAAGTTACGAATAGTAGACTCACCATTGATAGCTTTTTCAACTTCATAAAGGAAAGGTGTTTGATACTCACGAGCCACGAAGTTGTGAGGGATTGTTATATCAGGTTTTTGGCTTAGTGTCTGCATAACTGACTACACCAACTGTTAAAGGTGCGCCATTTGCCCCCGTCTGTTCCTTACGCTCTGCAAAGTGATCTTTCATAATGCGCTCTAAGAGCCACTCTTTGCTACGAACTGAACTGACTTTTTCCATTGCCCAGTCTGACTTTGCAATTTCTACCTGATCCGCAAAATCACTATCCTGTTTACGCCATCTAATGATCGTATCTTCATCACGGCTCACATGAGCCGCAGCTAATTTCTGTATAGGTAGCTTACGATAATAGGCTAAGTATTTCGCTTTTCTTTCCTTAATGTCTTTTAGTTGTTCTTTTTCATCCATTTTGTTTGGGGCAATCACAATTTTTTTCTATAACAAGCTTTCTAACTTTTCCTTTTTCTAATTTCTGATATCCATAAACTGAGGGTTGAGATAAACAAGTAGCACACTGCATAAATGAATCTTTCATTTGTATAAACTTATGGCCTTGAATAGTGATCACATTAAATATTTCATCAGGGTTAACAATTAGTTTTTCATTCGTCATATTTAGTTATTGCAAGTTCTAACACACACTCAGGAAGTTGAAGAATCTTTGCTATTTCAGCCTTCATGTATTCACCACAAGAGAAAGTAATGGCATAACTTCCATCAATACGTGGTCCATTTATCTTTACGGAGTCAGCTAGAAGTTCAATTGTTTCTGATGGTTTATCCATGTAACAATTATAACACTTTGTTCAAATAATTTATACAAAGTTATTTAGCATTTCCCTCGTCACTCCTAGTCTCCTCATCTCATCCTCAAGCTCCCTTTGTTTACCACGAATGTAACTCACTTTATCCTCCTGTGACATTGAGTCTACTGTGAACGGGTGACGCTGTAGCACTTCTCTCTGGTGACGCTTTGATTTACGAATGTACTTGTCTAGTGATGAGCTGTTTCTATGGCGCATTCTTTGTTGCACAAAATCGCGCTGTATCCCTTGCTCAATTGCAACAGTTGCAAATGAGCGCCTGAATATATGTGAGCTGACTACCTTATTGATTCCTAAATCTTTAGCACGCTTTTTAAGCTCTCTATTTACAGCTTGACGACTTAAAGGAAACAAATACTCGCCCTCTCTTTTCATTTTGTTTAACTTATGTTGTAGTGCAGGTGAAACTAAAAGATCGTCATACTTTTTGGTCTTTCCATAGATTGTGAAATAATCACCTTTCCAATCTTCCCATTTAAGAGACAATGCCTCTTCGATTCTTAACGCCATTTCAGAAAGAAGACCGAACAGTACTTTATAGATATTTTGATCTATTCTAACTCTGGCCTTAGCTGACAAGCTTCTGTCATAGCTTATGATCTTTTGTATCTCTTCAAAGGTGAACACATCAAAGTAAGTATCTTCTTCTGGAAGTTTACGGATATTTGTAGCACAAGTCGTATTAAGGTATTCGTCTATCATACGAAATACCTTGAGATACTCATTAACTGACTTATTTTTGATCCCCTCTTTTCTTTTCAGTTGTAAGTATTCTTGTATTGTTTTTTCAGACCATCCTTGCTTCTCAAAAAAGGGCCATACTCTCTTGAATATGAGCCCTCGATGTTTTATAGTGAGGTCTGACAGAGGCGGATTCTTGGCGTACCTGCAAAAGTCCTCAAGATCCTCCCAGTCTATTTTCATTTAACGTGATTCATAGTCTAATTCTCAACTCTTACAATTACAATACAGCTTGATATAATGCTACATACCCAATACTACCCTTTACACTTTGTTCACATTTTTTCTCACAAATATAATTTACCCCTTGACATCTTTACACCAGTAGTGTTTAATTACAGTATTAACAATTCGTCCTGCATTTTGAAGAATACTTCCTAAGTTGCAGTTTCCACTCCCGCCGGAGTCGCAACTTAAGTTAGGTTCTTCTTAAACATACAGGACATCAAAGTAACACGATGTCACGACAACTAGCAGCCGATCTTATCACGCCTGTTGTAGAAAAGCAACAGCACCAAGTAGTACAGGCCATCTGTAATGCGTATGTTGATCTTGTAGTCCCACGTCTTCAGGCCCATATCAAATCATTGGGTGGTCGTCCTATGACTCAAAAGGAAATAGAACACATGATGTATATAGGGGTTAATGCACTTACCCGTGCTAATGCACGAAAGGAGAAATCTTCATGATTCGTTCCCGATTATCAGGTCGCTACATAAAGCCTCCAGTACAGGTTCCTCAAAAGATCATCATTGTTCTTGTACTTGCTGGATTGTGTCACCTTGGCGGTCTGATGATCGGGTGGAATCTTCAAGATTTCTTAAACCCACCTGTTAAGTCACCAGTTCCAGAAGGCTACATCTTTGAAGTACAGACGGTAGAGGCTGAAGAGGCTGTTAATTTGACACCTGAGGTTACTCAAGCTCCTACAAGTACACCTACACCAACAGCTATGCCAGCACCTTCTGTAGACAGTAATGAGGTGGTTGAGTACATCAAGAGTAAGCCTTGGCCTGCACATGAGGCGTTGGCTGTTGCAAAGTGTGAATCTGGGTATTATCCCCTCGCAGTAGGAGATCAGCACCTAGATCCTCACTCATATGGAATCTTCCAGATTAGAGCATTCCCTGGAAGACCACAGATAAGTGAGCTTTTAGATTTTAAGCAGAACATTGATTATGCGTTCCAGATGTGGAGTACCCAAGGTTGGGGGCCATGGAGCTGTAAGCGTGTTCTGAATTAACAAGTTCTTTAACAATACGGCGTATGGGACTCATCAACTGGTTAGTCAATAACTGGATCAAGGTCGAGAGTTACAAATACAAATTACACCAACATATATGGTCAAACATCGTAAAGAGAGGGTAGAGGTTACAAAAAGAATGATTACAGCTATGAAAATGATGAAGCTTCAAAAAAAGAAGAATTACTTTATAGCTTCCGTTCTTAACGTAAGTCCTACTACTGTTTCTCGCTACACGAATAAGAAGCGAGTAGATATGACTTTAAAAAAAAGAGTTGGCCGGACTACCGGAAGCTCTACGGGCTTGAATAACCCAATACCTGATTTTATTCAGGACGAACCTGAAAAACCATCAATGATTGAGTCGATATCAGTAGGGCTGTGGCAATGGGTTTTATTCCCTTGCTTTGTAGTTTTTGCTATAGCGATAACAGTTATTGCAGTTTTCTATGCAATAGTCATCATTGGAGCAGTTTTTCACGTTCGATTATTCCAATAAAAAACCGCCTGTTAGAAGCAGACGGTTTTAGTTACCAAAATTATCAGAACTATGTTTCCAACAACTATACCACTCGATCCAGAAAATATCAATCTGGACATTGTTCATCTTTTCCAAGTCATGGAGGAAATAGAAGAACAGGAAAAAACGATCCAATTGGATCAAGAAATCCATGACGAATATTTAGAAATTATTTGTGCACAAGTATGAACAAACAAGAAACGGTTTACACCGAAGAAAACTTGCCAGAAGACTTTGAAGTCTTTACAGGCAAATCCACAAAGGTAGAGTACACACCTATCGAAGAAAACGTGTACCAGTTTGAGATTTACAAAATAAGTCTCAAAAACAATCGCTATTACGAGTTAGACCCAGATAAAAACAGTAAGTATGTCTTCGAGTTTGAGTTCGTCATTGTAGATGAATGCAAATACTACGGAAGACGCTTATGGGACAAGGTATACCCATCACTTAAGCCAGAAGGTAAGCAAGGCCCTCCACGACTCTATAAGATCGTCACAAAGGCCATGAAGAAGGAGCTTGACTGGGAAGGATGCGCTAAGTTTGCAGAAGGTGGAGCAACCTTCATGGAAAACCTTAATAAATATGTGTTGGGTAAACAGATCAAGATTGCTGTTGTAAACAACACCGGAAAAGATGAGAAGGTTTGGTCAAATATCGGCACCTATATGAACGCTGATAAGAAACTCCCAGCCTTTGATCCTGAGAAGGTCACAGCAATAACTAGTAAGTTTGAAAATGAGACTAAAAGTGAAGATGTAGACCCAGAAGACATCCCTTTTTAACAAAGTCCTATACGCCGTTGTATTCGCACATTCACAATTTGATAGAAGGTCATAGAAAGGCCTACAAAGATGAAGGGTTACCCGCTCCAAAGCGGAAGATTCATTTGCGACAAGTAGCCTTCCTGAATAATCGGCTTGCCGATCTGCCAGGAATTACTTTCGCTGAGTACTTTGCCATTGTTGGCAATGAAGCTCATGAATGCCCGGATTATGACCCCTATCACCCAAGCAATTGGGACGAATAATAAAGAAAGCGGCTCTCTAGGGCAACCTAGAGGGCAGCAGGATGCTGATTGTTTAGCACTATGATGCTAGGCCTTCAGCATACTGTTGCCAGCTTTCAGAATAGAAGGCGCTCGATCAGTGCCGGACTGAACACAGGCAACTTTAAAACTAGAAGAGTAACCGTATCCTCTCAAGCCAATGGGTAAACACATTGGCAACGGAGGTCTCAAGAGAGTTGACAGCAGCTTCTTTCTTGAGACCCTCGTTCTAGGGGACGTGTAGAAAAGTCCAAGAGATCAGCTTGGACAGTGCTTCTCAATTCTGATGTGCGCGAAACATATCGTTTGAGAAGTGCTGTTCACGCTGACAAGAGTTATTAACAATTAAAACGATTTGTGAAAACACGAATTATTCAAACTAAGTTTTGGGACGACTCGGTAGTGATAGAGATGAATGCCAACGAAAAATTATTGTTCATGTTTTTGTTATCAAACCCAAAAACGAATAAATGCGGCATTTACGAGATTTCCGATTACGAGATTATTTTCCTGACAGGAATAAAAAAAGCCGATCTTATGAAAGCTAAAAGTTCATTAACAGAAAAAGGGAAGGTTTTATTTTTCGAGAGCTGGGTAGCAATCGTCAATTCCGATAAATACAACGGCTATAAAAACAGTGAAAGCCATAAAGCTGATTATGACAGGGAAATCTCTTTAGTTCCTGAAGAATTGAAGACTAGTCTTGAAAAGATGAAGACTAGTCCCCGACTAGTAATAAAACATAAAACAAAAAATATAAATAAGAAAAAGAGTTTTGGAGAGTCTGAGAACCTTTTAGAAAAAGCTGAACCAGAACAACAGCCTAGCGCTGTTGGAGGAACCGGAACGTATCGCTCACTCGAATCACTGGGTGAGTTTGAATTTAGGAAGCTTGCTGAAGATTTCAGCGTCCCAATAGCATTTGTGCTCTCAAAGTACGATGACCTTGAAACGTATTGCGGTCAGCACGGAAAAAGCTATAAAAATTATTATTTAGCGCTTCGTAGTTGGGTAAAAACCGACGCAATGAAGATTAAAGAAGATGGAAAATCAAAGTCCAAAATCGCTGTCATTTCCTGACGCATGGAAACCAATGTTTCTGCTCCATGTCATAGGCAGTGACGAGATTCTAATAACAGAGAAAGAGCGTGACAGCATTCTAAAAGCCATGTCTCAAGGTGAAAAGTTTTTACAAGTCAGGCAGTACACAATCATGGTCAATTCGATTCAAATGATACGACCAAGATATGCGCCAGATAATGTGCCACCACGTCCTAAAGTTAAGATTTCAGAGGCAATTGAAACACTGCCAGATGGAACATACGGGAAAAAATTATACAGAACGAACGGAGAGCTTGCAGATTTATGGGACAAGCATTTTGGTAAAAGTTTAGCGAAAACACATGAACAAATCTGAGTACCTGGAAACAAAACTAAAAAGGGATCAGCTTCATAGCAAGATTCTTGATTTTGAGGGAGGGTTTAAGCCTTTTGATGAAGAGCAACTCTTTATGAAATGGAAAAGGTGGAACGCACTATCCCCAACAGATCGAGACCAACTAAAGAAGGGCTGGGACGCCTATTACAAGACCTGCCATGACAGCTTTTATGGTCAGAAGATGAGAGGAGCTGCTGAAGCTAAGAACGATCCCGCGGCTATTGCTGTAATTGTTGCTGAGGTAAAGTCTAAACCATTTCCGTTTACTACAAAACCCTCATCTATCGATCCGGAGGAATTGGAGATGAAAATGCAGAGTTATTGGAATGCTAAGAACCGTTTAGAAAAGCTCAATGAACTAGTTGGAACGTATGAAAGTGTTTATGAACCAAGAAAGAAGGAGGTGGACGGAATATGAAAGGAATACCTACAAAATACGATGCCTTCATCGCCACCTTTGGCACGGAGGAGAAGGTTAAGAAACATGAGTTTAAGGTTGGTGAAACAGTAGAAATAGTTGAGTCTAATATAGGAGTGCGCTCTGGTGAAATAGGTCAAATTACAGAAATTAAACTTGAGTACGAATTTCCATACTGTGTTGATACCAGAAGAAGTGGAATGGGTATCTGGTCAATCGTAAAAGCTGTTGAGTCAAAGCCATCCCTCCGCAACCTGGCGATTGAGCGCGACAGTGACCCGAAGGTTAATGAGAGGGTGATTGAGGTGCTGAAGGGAATGGGTGAAGAAACAAATACGGAGTACAGTTGGATCAATGATCATGCCCAATGGTTTGGTTTTAGTAATGAGGGAATAGGTAATAGCAAGCCAGCTTTTTATTTTCTACATGACGATGAGCTTATTGGGAGAACCAAAATCACCGCTCGCTCTTTCATAACACAGTACGGGGGTGAGGAAGAGAAACACATTGAGCCACAATCAATTGGGATCATAAATGAAGCTAAGAAAGATCTTGACGAAGCTATACAACGATATGGTGAACCTATTAAAAGTTTAGAGGAGAAAACAAATATGTTTAAAAAAGGGGATATTGTGGAGTGTGTTGATGATCAGATGGCAAAAGGATCTTTGACAATAGGTAGGCGCTATGAAGTTATATCAGGAGATGGTCTAATCATAGATGACGATGGTGATGAGTACCCATGGCCTTTTGAAACTTCTAATAATTTCAAACTCGTCACACCAGCTTCGGGATCGAATATTACAAATTTCTTTAAATCAATGTTAAGAGAAGTAAAAGGCTTCATTAAGAAGCTGGACCCTGTTATTCAAAATTTTTACCGTCTGGAATGGGTAAAACTTGACCCAGATGGTGAGTTGAAGCCAACCAATGCTGGTGTAGTGGCTCTCAACAAAGTAGGGCTTAAATGCGTTGATTACAAGACCGTAGAGGATTACGCAGAAGCCGAGGTGAAGCGTATTGAGAAGGAAGAGAAAAAGTCGAAGAAATAACCCTTGCTCTACTCCCTGCCTTAGGGTGGGGAGGAAGTTGGGATTATTAAAAATTATTATAGCTATGGAAAAATTAGTTTTAGGATTTGTAGGGGCCGCTACGGTTGGGACGTTAATTGTGTTTGGTGTAATTTGGGCTATTGTTGCAATGGTAGATCAAAGTAACAGAATGAGTGAATTTGCTAGTCAGTGTCAAAAAAGTAATGGATTGATAACATCTGTTTCAAACGGATTTAGAACAACCGCAATTTGTACACATCCGTATAAGAAATAAGCAACAACGTCACGGCCTCAGACGGGTTGAGGCACGCACTTTTACAACCAGGTCAGCCGATGAGTGTTTGCTTGATGGCGGAAATAACGCACGAGCAAGAACGATCCGGGGAAAGGCGATGCATGCCCGCCTCCACAAGAGAACCGGTACAGGTCGAACCCTGTTCAAGCAAGCACCTATCGGCTGAATTGATGATTGAAGGAATGGTACATCCCACCATCATAAGGGGGAAAAAGCTTATCCTCTGGGGTTGTGCCATTCTTCCAGTCATCAAAGATCGAAATCGGGGTAGATAGATTTACACACCGAGACTTAAGTGTGTTATGGGACGCCATGTTCTAAAGAAATAGCCGATATGCTTGCAGTAGTTATTTCTATTGCTCTGCCTCGATTTGGGTTATTGATAGATGGGGTGAAAGCTATGGAAGAGTCAACCAGAGACGGTTCATTCTAGATATAAGTCCGTGACATAGCTCCCTCCCCGCCTGTCCATAACAGGAATGAGTCGGTAGCTCAGTAGTAGAGCGGCAGCAGCACTCGAGCGGTAAGATAAAAGGTTTAAGCCACTTACTGGCTGTCTGGCGTGCATGGGTGCAATCCCCATCTGACTCTCAAACCCCAGACAGTAACGGACGGTTCCGAAAGGATTAGGCTGTGAGGTCTGGGGAGGATTGAATTTATTAGTTATTTTTTAGATTTATGAGAAGAATAGGAAACTGTGGACATCAATCCAAATGGAAAACTGGTGTTTTCTTAACTACACCAGACAATAAACATAATCGGTTGGCTGAAAAGTACGATGCCTTCTGGTGTGATGAATGTCTTTCTAGTAAGGGTATAGATACACCAGGTAAAAAATTACATAAGTTAAACAATGAGCGCAAAACAGTTCATGTTTAAAATTTAACACACGCCACGGCGTAAGGAGTTACTAACATTACCGCACTGCGGACAAGACTATGAAAATAAAAATAATTTATACAATCGGATGGATAACAACACTTGTATTAATTAATGTCGTTACATTCAGCATTCCTATTGATATCACAATGTGGCAATACTGGATAATTATGCCCTCAATGTGGATAGCATACCAAAGTACTTATCATTTACTTTTTGACTAACATGACACCGCAATACGAATACATGACCATTGATTACAAAATTGGTGCTTTGGATATTGCTCGGTATCAATCAGAAGGTTGGGAGCTCTTCAAAGCTTTTGATGATTATAACTATTTGTTTAGAAAACCCACCCCCTCACCGGAGGTGATTGAGGAGATAAAACCAATTCTCCCAGATAGAAGATATAAACACGAACATTACGCTCCTAAGATTAAACATCTGAGAGGTAAAGGCTTTTCTTACAGAACAATTGC